ATTACTTCTCTTACTGTAGATAATCTTGTTTTATCACTAATCCTTGTGCTGTCAGTATCCTCTGTTATCCTAGTAATTTTTATATCATATTTATTACCAGTTTCAATATCTATATCAGAATTGTCTATTGTCCTATATGTCCTTAATAGTGTTGATTGTCTATTATCTGTTACTGTTTGTTGTATTAATGTTTTGTAATTTACATCTGTATTTTTCTTTATTTCTATTAATATTTCTACAGATTGATTCTCTAAATTACCTGCATTTGAAAAATTATATAAACCATCGGACCAACTTATATCTATTTCAATTTCATCTAGATTAACATTTTCTGTAGTAAAAACGATTGGAGTCGCAGAAGAAACTAGAGTATTTCTTTGGGTTTCTAAAAGTGTATCATCAAAAAATGGGATTATTTCTTGGTTTAAAGTTCCGATCCTGTGCTCTACCTTCACATCTTGAAAATTGCTTACAGGCTGATCGTTTATTTTTATAAGTCCATAATTTTGAGCACTTGGGTTATGGTAATCTACAATCCCTACGATAGGACCTGATCCCAATGCTATTAAAATATTTAGTAATTGTTGGGTATTATTTTCACTAACTTCTGTGTTAGTTGCAATAACATTCCCAAAAACCTTATTTCTACCATAGAGTTTTGTAACAGTTAGTCCTTGTTGTTGTTTAGTGGCTGGAGAGAATCCAAAAAATTGAGATGTTTCATCTCCATAATCTAATCCGCTTGGTTTTTTAGGTTTGGGAGCTAAAGAGTTTATTAAAAGAGATCCACCTACTAGGAATGCTGCAGTAAATAATGTGCTAGCGAATGTAGCTTTTGCTCCCCAAGCAGCTCCAACTGCTAAATTTCCAAGCCCAGGAGCAACGAAGAACAACCCGATCATAAGTATAATGCCTAATATTCCTTTATCATCTCCTCCACCACCTCCAGCGATTACAGGGATAACAACTAGCTCATCATCAGGTTTTAGATAAGTATTTTTCCACCTATCTTCTTTAACTATTCCTCCATTTATACTTACCCTTAATTCTATACTATATTTAAAACTTAAATCTACATTTTCTTTAAGTAAATCATAGACATTTATTTTTCTATAATCTATAGTTCTATATTCTTTTTTAGTTCTATCAAATGGATTTTTACAAACAATATATTTTAATTCTTTATTATCCATTATTTTTTAATCTCCAAAAACCATCAAGAGATTTTCTCCATATGAGTGAACTTAATTCCTCGATACAAACTCTACGTGCTTTTAAGATGTGAATAAAACTATTACTATCTTCTAACACAAAACCTATGTGTGTGGCGAAATCTTTATGGCAGCTCATATTAAATGTTACTACACAATATGGCTCAGGTTTTTCTATTTTTTTAAACCACTCTTTACCATTTTGTATTGCTTCATTTCTCAATACAACATCTATAAAACTTTGCTGATCTGGTAAATGTATTCCTGCTCTTTTTGCTACACATTGTACTAGCGTGTAACAATCATAATTAATTGGACCAGTAGCCATGAATTTAAAATTTTTACCGATCAAGTCGTCTGTTTTTATTTTTTTCATATTCTTTCTCTCTTTCTTTATATTTCTACATTATACTTAAACAATTCTAATATTTCCACTCCCAAGCCCAGGAAAGCCCCCATACCTGGTAGTATTATTTTTATTTTCATTACAATCTTGGTATGTCCTTTTGCAAGATTTTTCACTTCCTGAATAGGCGCATTCTGTGCCTTTAAATGACCAGCGACAATGATCTGCGATATACCTTCTTAATGGAAATCTTTGAGCTAAAGGATTTGCTCTACCGAGTGTAAAAGTCACCCATTCATATGTACTTGTGGTATTAATGACTTCATAAGTAACTTCTAATTCTTGGTAATCTTCTGATAAATAATTACTATTAACTACAGTTATTTTTACTGTGCTTCCTATTCCACCATCTAAATCTTCTAAATATGGTTGTAAATATCTAGAAGTATTACTTACTTGTAATTGTAAACTTGGAATTTGTCCTTTAACTTCAATTTTAGTTATATCTAATGCGAAATTAAAAGCAGTATAAGTTGTAGGAGTTTCTCCAGAAGAAGGATCACTAGCAGGAATTACTACATCTTCATTATTTCTAACTAATTTTATCACTGTGCTTGCATCATCTGTAAGTGTGATATCTAATAAAATTAGCCATTCACCATCTTGATTTAATTTATTTTTTTCCAAAATTAAATTTGCAGGTATATCTTTAGGCATATCTTTCTCTTTCTTTTTAACTTATATTTTCATTACTATTAGGTCTAGTCTCAATTAGTAATAATGTTGTTGAATAATAATCAATAGCTTGTGTATGTGTAAATTTTAATGGACCACCAAATCTAACTTCATAAATTATATCATCAGCAGGATTTGTCCATTTAAAACTATTTGCTCCGAAATTAACATCATCTTGAAAATCCTCTAATAATATTTTATCAGCAGCAGTAAGAAAAGAATAAATAGAAGTCCATTTATATGATATGTTAGTAAATCTACTTCTTGTTAGTTCGTATCCGTTCTCGAATTTACTTCTTATTGTAGGGTCAATAGTCGCTTCTTTTATAAAACCCTGAATATTAGGAAGAGTAGATAGTGTTGGAAAATTATCCATTATATGTCTCCTATTGCTCCTCGAATTGGTCCGTTAGTATTTAAATCGGTTATTACAACTTCTGTTACATATTGTTTCCCATCAAAGAAAGGATCAGAGATAGATGGTTCTAAATCATTTTTACTTTGATTTATAAAATTAATTTTTATATTAGGAGAACCTCCGCTATTTTTTATATCAACAGGTATTGATCTACCACCTGGAAGTGGGACTATAGCCTCAGGACCTTCTTCTCCTGCTATAGAAGGGCCTCTAGTTATCCCACCTTCGGCAAAAAATGGTGTTGGTGAATAACCTGATGGTGCTACTGGTTGAGGAAGGGACATATTATAAGCAGGTGCAGCTCCTCCACCACCTCCAAATAATCCTCCAAAAGCACTACCAATAGCTGGAGCAACTGTTGAAAGCCCCCATTGTAGAATTGGTTGGAGAATTTTACTTTTCATATATTCTGCCAGCATATCTGCCAGCATTCTTTGAAATGTGCTTATAATACTTTTCCCAAAATCCTTAAAACTATCACTAGCCTTTTTACTACCATCCATCATACTCTGAAACATTGTGCTCATATTACCTTCCATACTTGTTGAAACTTGCTCTACTCTATCATCTAAAGAAGTTAGTCCTGATTCTACAGCAGTTAATGCTTCAATTTGTGCATCTTTCCATCTATTTATAATTTGTTCTTCTATTCCTAATGCTCTAAATCCTTTTATTCTTTCTTGTAAAATTTGTTTTTGCACTTCAACCCATTCTTGTCCTTTATCTTTTAAATCACCATATATATCAGAAAGTGCTTGTAACCTACTACTTGCTTTTGCTGCTGCTTTTTCTGCTGCTTCGTCTGCTTCAGCAGTTTCAACTAACTTGAATTGTGCTTTTTTCCATTTATCAACTAAATTCATATTTCCAGTTATATTTATTAATTCTTTTGCTCTATTTTCTATCATTTCTTTTTGGACTTTAACCCATTCTTGTCCTTTATCTTTTAAATCACCATACATCGAAGCAAGAATAGGTAATTCTTTAAGTCTTGAGGCTGCGGCTAAAGTAGCTATAGCATCTTCTTTTTTTCTTTCTTCTTGTATTTTTTGAATTCCAACTCCTATTTTATTTAAAACAGCAATTTGTTTTAAATATGGTTGTAAATCTACTATTTTTTTAATTGCAGAATCTAGATAAGTAAGCCATCCTTCTCCTTCAATTTGCTCTTTTAATGCTTTTACTGGGTCCATATCGGTAGGCCATTTATGTTCTATTAATATGGGAGGTTTTTCAAATGAAGAGGATCTTTTTTCTCCTTTCCCAAAAAATGTTTTAGTTTTTTCTAATATCCCTTCTGCTCTCATCACGTCTGCTATTCTTTGTGCCAAAGCTATTGCTCCTTTAGTTTCTCCTAACCATTCTCCAAGTTTTCCTAAAGGACCAATAGCTTTACCTTTTGTTAAATATCCTACCATTTCTATGATACTCCATATAGTTACAGCTATAGATGCAACTATAACACTTATTCCAGCAATGACAGCCTTTAATCCAATCCAATCTTTAATTAATTTTGGACCAACCCACGCATTTTTTGAAAACTCACTTGCACCAGCAGCTACACCAGCAACCCCAGCAAATAAACCTTTAATTGTTGAGAAACCTATAGCTAAGTTTTTTAAAATTGATAATGCAATTGCTGTTCCTATAATAGCAGTCCATAATTTATGTTTTTTAACTGTTGTTTTCCCTATATCTAAAGCTTTTCCAAACGCTTTAGCCATTAATTCTCCTGCTTTTTCAGCGACTGGGACTATCGCTAATTCAAAAGTTTCTCCTAAAGATTTTGTTAATAATTTCCATCCTTCAGATGGGTCCTTTTTAAAAGCTCCATATATTTCTTTTATTTTTTCTATTACTATATCAAATTTTTCTGCAAGATCTTCTGCCCATTCTTTTACTCTTTCTTGATTATCTTTTGCAAAATCTCTTATCCCTTTTGCTGCTATTTTAAATCTTCTTATAAAAGGCATACCTATAACTTCTAATACATCTCCAATTGAATTCCACATTTGTTTCATAGAACCAGAAAAAGTATTTGCTTCTGCCATAGCAATTTTAAATCCTCTAGCTCCCATTTCTGTAAGTATATTCATCTTCTCCTGAACACTGGTTGCTACTCTTAAGGCTGGTATATACCTATTTAACATTGTAAATTCCCCCTGTTCAGCAAGAGCAACATATCTAGCCATACTATTTGTTGCTATGCCTAAAGCAGAAGATAAACCTATTGTTGTTTTTGTTGCTGCAGATATTCTATCAACTGTTACTCCGAGGGTTAATTGCATTTGGATTAATGCTAATGTTTCTTCATCTCCTATAACTGTTACATTTTGTATTTCACTTGCAAGATCTTTAAATCTATCAACAGTTTCTTTAGAAAATTTATTCATTCCCTTCAAAGCCGCTTCTAATTTGAATATTGCCATTTCTTGTTTTGAGGCAGCTCTTATAATTAAAAAAAATGCAGCAACTATAGTAACTGCTCCTACTTTAGCAATTTTAACCATCTTACCGAATACGTTTTTAAAAGTATCAGTTAATTTAGATGCAACCTTCTTCATCCTATTAACAGACTTCTTAAAAGCACTCTCTACTTTTTTAAGAGATGTTTTAGCGGACTTTTCATCAACGTCCACTTTTATACCAGCTGTGATAAAATCAGCTATAATACACCACCTTTTCTATTCTTATTTTCTTTAAAACTATCTTTATAATTCACTTTTTTACTATTAGGAATATCTTTTTTTTGTGTTTCTTTTATTTTATTATTAAAATATCTCCATACTTCCATAATAGTTTTTATTATTTCTAATTTATAACTATTATCTATATCATATAGATTAACTATATCTACAACTGCACAAATATTTAAATCTACTGCACCATCAAAAGAAACAATAGCTTGGTTGTATATAAGTTTCCAAACTTCCATAGTAATATAATTATCAGAATCTAATATCCTACCTATGCTAAAATTATACTTACAATTTTTACAATCTGGTTCTTTATCAAATAAATTATATTTATATTCACACTCGGAACAAATATTTATATTCTGTAGATATTCTAAGTGTTGTATTAGTTTTTTGCTAAATTCTTACCAGATTCAGCATCATCGTTTAAAGTACCTACGCATTCAGTAATAAAATACATAAAGTTAGGATTTGCCATCAATTTAACTTTATTATCTATATTACATTCTGCTACCTCTCCATCAATACTAATATTTTTCCAGTCAGTAATAACGTAGTCCCACATTAACCTACTAGATAATTTTTCATCTTCTTTTCTTTCTTCATACCTAACACCTTGTTTAAATTTAGTCTTTGTCTTGATGGTTAGTTTATTTATACGCCTACTTTCAGGTTCTGATAAAATCCTAATACAAATACTACCTAGATCTTCTTGATTCTCATCAAAATAAAACCAAGTTCCTTCGTTCTTACTTGAAAAATTTGCCAAAATACACTCTCTCTTTCTTTTAATTGTTTATAGATTTTCCCTATATTTATTTTCTATTTCTACTAATTATTTTAACTTTAAGAATTAGTTTGACGTTCATAGTCATCAAAGAAATAACCTGAAAAATCAAAAGACGCAAATCCTGTAGCGTCAGTAGTTACTTCTCCAATGCTCGAAATCCTGATGAAATCATTTTCTGATCCACCCTTAGCTTGATAGTAATTAGTATCATCAACCCAAAATTTAACAGTTGTTAACTCTGTCTCGTCATTATATGCATCGATCAAAGCATTTTGGCCAGCATCATCAAAAACTGTAAACCCAGAACCAGAAAAAGTGATTGCTCCTTTTTGCTGTATGATCACCTGATCTCGTTCTGTCCCAAAAGTTGTTGGGACATCTATAGTTGCTCTTTCATCTGCTCCGATTGTAAAACTTGAAAGACCAGATATTGTAGTCTGTTCTCCATCAATCTCCATTGTTACCTTACCCTTAAAACCATTATGCACAATTATATCTGCCATAATTTTCTCCTATCTAAAAATTCTATTTATCTAATTTGAAACTCACAAATAATCATAACATTTTGATTATTTAAATCATTTATAAGAGTAAATCCTTTTGATATCACTCTTACTAACATACCATTACTTAGCGTATAACCATCAATATACTCAATAAAGTTATCTACTAATGTTCTTAATGTACTTACTCCTAAACTTTTTTCCCCGAAAAAAGAAACCTGAATAAAAGTTTCATTTATCCGTTCATCTCCCAACAAAGCAATATCTTGATCAGTAGTAACTGAATAAGTTGCAAGTGGTAGAGCAAAATCATCTGGAGCTATCATATCATATACTCTATCGCCTAATTCTACACCTATACTTGCTATTATCTGATCTCTAAATAAATTTAAAACAGTTTGTTGTCTAGTAGCTGGCACTATCTTTTAGCTCCTTTTACGAACGCATTTAAAACTTCTTTTTTATTCTTTCTAAAAGCTGGCCTTAAATAAGGTCTAGCAGAAATATGTATACTACCTACTTCAAGTATTGGGGCATAATCCTTATCACTACCAACTTTTATACTTTTATTATTTAAATTACTTTGATCTATCTGTATTGATCTATATAGATCTCCACTTTGTTTTCTAGGAGATTCTCCTGGATTAGAAGACCCACCACTCTGATTTAAATTTTCTTTTATCTTTGTTTTTAAAAATTCTCCAGAAGATAATAACCCATTCCTTATCTTACTATCCATAATCTTATAAAAATTCTTATTTACAGTTATAGCCATTAAACTATTTTCTCTATATATAATTGGGTATAAGACAATGAAGTATTAGAATCAGGATTAGATAATATGCTCACTATAGTATAATCGTTACTATCATACTCTATTCTATCATCTCCTAATACATCTACTTCTGCTGCTAAATAACAATCATAAGCAACACTATTTATCTTGCGACCAGCTCTTATAATATCTTGCAATTTTAGTCCCTGTATATCAGCAGGGACAGAACATTGGTTAATTATATAATCTTCACGGAAAGAACCATTACCTAGATCTATATTTGTCTTTCTTTTTATTTTTATTCTTTGTTTAAAAAACACTATAGTCCCTATATATTTGATTTTATATACTTAACTAAATTATCCTGTAAATTATTCTTATTTTCTACATCAGAATTATATGTATAACTTCTTTGTCCTAGTTTCTCACTTTTTATATTAGTATTTATCATAGTCCCGTTCAAAGACCTAACAACTTCTTTCACGCATAACAGATTCAAGTCTTCTGGAATCTCTAAATACCCAGCAGAATATTGAACATGAACATACTGCTCTGCTCTCCTAACAGAGAAATTCAGAGAAACTATACCACTATCAGAAATACTCCAATAATCTGTACTTAGTAAAGCTGTTCTACTATATATACCAGGACTACCATACTCTACTAAATCAATCCCCAAAATAGGATATTGGTTTAAGAATATTTTAGAACCATCTATATCATAAATTTCATCATAATCAGCTTGATTAAATTTGCGATTACAGATTCTTTCTATCTCACTACTGACTGAATCTATTAAATATTCTACTTGATCAGTTTCATCAATAATACTAGGATTATCTGGATAACTAGTCAGTAAATATTTCTCAACATCACTAATATCACAAAGTTGTCCCATTATTTTATTCCCTTATTTATTATTAATAAATCTAATTTTTTTTCAATACAATTTATCTTTTCAAAAATCATTGATACAACATCTTTCTCTGCCTTATTCTCTTCTAGACTATTTATTCTTATATTACATCTTACTTCTGCTTTCTCTAATTCTATTTTTATATCTTTTTCTGCTTTTATTATATTTTCATTTGTAATAATTTCACTTTTATATAGATTTTCTTTTATATTTTCTATTTCATTATTAGTTATTCCAGTTTTATAACTAAATGTTGCTAATAAAGTAGAAGCTGTAATCATAATTCCTATCACTGCTGATATTGTAGATATTGCTGTTTTGCTTAGCGCCATAGTTGTCTCTTTTTTTTTATTATCATTCATTTTTCTTTTTTTGTGAAAAAATTTCTTTAAAAACATCATTATCTTTGTTATCATAACTCATCATCATCTTATTTTTATAAGTATGATATTCTTTGCTTTTTACTTTATCTTCTTTTAATTCCATATTTTTATAACTTTTAAAAAAGATATTAGTAGCCCTAGAGACTAGGACTACTAATATATAAAAATTACGATCTTAACAAGATCATACTTCCTGCTGCATCATCGCTTCCTTCGTCATGGACAGTATATCCAAATCTTTGCTCTGCACGAATATGAAGTTGATTCTTACGGAATGCTTCACCTTCTGTAGATGTTTTTACAGAAGCGCCAGTTCTATTAGCAAAAGCGGCAACTTGATCATAACGACCAAACATACAAACTTCTTCTATAATAGAAGGATTGGCTAGGTTCTCTGTTACAGCTAACATTGGAGTAGTAATTACTTCATAACCTAAAAACTGCTTGCTAAATTTACTCTCTAGACTCCAAGTGCTACCATTTGTACCCTTGATGCGATTCATTACTGAATGATAGAAGTTGTTAGAACAAGTCCATTGTGGTTCCCTACCTGACCAAGCATAGTCAGCTAAACGACCCATTACTATATTAAAATCTGCCAAAACAAGATCTGCCCAAGCAGTTCCAATTCTATTTACGATAGACAAATTGTCATCACCAATAGCAATTATAGCAGGAACGATACCTGTAATAAGTCCATCAGCAGCGATACCATTACCTTGGAGACATACCCTATCTTCTTCTTGTGCTAATGCTTCAGCCATACCCTTAACTACGTAGTCAATCATATTGATAATGGAATCGCTAATCAACTGATTGGACAATTTAGTTAAAACGTATAACTGGCGAATAAGAACTTCAACCTGCTCAAATGCAATATCACTATCATCTTTTTCATCATTTTGAGATGCTTGCCATCCGATGCTCACATTACTTGCTCTCTTTGGAATCCAAAGAGTATCAGAATTTGCTTGAAGAACATCACTGTTAGCACGAACAATTCCATACTCACTAGCAAGAGTAATAACTCTAGCTAACAATTGGTTAGGAACTGTGTAACCTCCAGCTGCACCAGATGCATCACCTGACATATCTTTTGTAGAGATGCCATTCTCTTCACAATAAGTTTTAGCACTCTCATCACCCATTTGAGTTGCTTTAAACCACATACCTTCGTTGTAAGCGTCTTCTAGCTCTGTCCCTTTATATGCTACCAATTTACCAAAGTGATTATACTTATTTGTTTTAACTGATACTTCTGAAACAATAGCTTTTACTTTTTTAACTTCTTTTACTTCTTTTACTTCTTCTTTAGCCTCTGCCATCATTTCCTTAACCATTTCCTTGACATCAATTGTTTCTTTTTCTTTAGTCTTTGCTGCTGCTTCTTGCTCTGCTTTAATTTCAGCCATAGCAATCTTAATAGCTTCTTTATTCTCTTTAATACTGTCTTTTACAGTATCTTCTTTTTTTATTTCCATTTTAATTTTCCTTAAAATATGTTTATGTTTATGTAGAAAAATCTAACTTTTAATCTCGAAAAAGGATATCTCCTTAATCATATTATTTGTTCTCATAATTCTTTTGTATTTATTTTAGTAGTAAATTATCCCATTCTTAATAAGATCATTCTTAATTAACTCTTCTTTTATAGTATTTTTTAACTCTTTTCTATTTTCGCTTTTCTTAATTTCAGATTTAATCTGTTCTATTAATTCTCTATCTATACCCTTTTTTTCTTCTTTATAATCAGGGATAATAACTTTTGGATCTATGTTTAAAGATTTACAACTTTGTATTAGAGCATTTTGATTAGCAGGAACAGAAACAACACTGACCTCCAACAGTGTCCATTTTGAAATTACTCTTTTTACTTTTTTCCCAAATAATTTAATATCTTGAGGAGTAGGTATTCTTATTTCATTAGCTATAAAGCCTACACTAATACCTTTAAGAATCCCTTGTTTTACCAATTTCCAAATATCATTTATCCTATCTATGTTTTCTCCTAGTTTTGCTTTTGCTATCATTCCATTACCACTTTTCCTGATAGATAATGCTTTCCCTATTGGTAAGTCCTTGTTGTGATTAAAAAGTATAATAGGATTTTTTTTAAACTCTTTCATATTTAGTCCATCAGGCAACATAACTTCATCATCTAAGTCCACATCGCTAGTAGAGATAATAGCAGTAAACTCTTGTTTATCTACTGTCTGTTCTTTAATCTCAAAGGTTTTAAACTGTAATGTATTATCTATTTCTTTTTCCATACTATTCCTATTCTATTTAAACTAAAATTATCCTTTTTTTATTTTCGGGAATTATTTATTTTATTCTCTCTACTATCTTATCAACTAACGATTCTTCTTTCTCTATTAGTATCTCTTCACCTAATTCTTCTTTTTTTTCTTCTTTTTTTTCTTCTTTTTTTTCTTCGCCTAATTCTTCTTTTATATTATTATTTATATTAATTTCAATAGGTTTGATAGGTTCAATAGGTTTGATAGGGCTAACTATACTATCAATTTTAGTTTTTATTTCTTTTATTTCCTTACTATTATCAGCTGGGACTGGGACTGGTTCTGTAGTAGAAGGAACAGAGTTTGAATTCTCTCCTAGTCTATTACCATTAAAGTATAGTATATCAGCTTCTGGCCCTTCAGGTTCATCTCCAATAGACAATCTCACTTGATTAGGTGTTCTTATACTATACTTTATATAATCAATATTCTCTTTATGAGTTTGTTCTTTATCTTCTTTAATGACTGGATCGAATGCAAAAAATAGATCTTCACTATTTTGATACTCTGGAATAAGATTCTCATTTAGAATATTTTCTATAAGAGTAAGATAAGAATCGATAGTCTCTTTTAAAAAGTCTTTTTCTTGCTGAGAATCGTTGGCCTTAATAGAAGAACTACCCATCATCTTATATTCGGGCAGTCCGAACCCTCGCGATATTGCTCTTACCAGTGGTAAGTCATTAGAAAAATCAAACTCACTTCTTGGAAGGACTTCCACCCTTACTTTTCCTGGCATTATTGACATTTTACCAGCTTCTTTTGGACCATAAAAACGATCATTCCATTTCTGTTCTACCCTAATTAAATCTTCTGCTGATGATTTAGCATTCTCTGCTACCAGCATTATGTCAGGCCTTCCAGTATTGTCTGTAATGGCCTTTTGGAAGGCTAGACTACTATCTATTAAGTTAATATATTTCCATGTTATTTCTATCTTACTTGTCCCATAGACTTGACTATTACCGACACCAGGCATCTTAAAATCAAGAATATCTTTAGGAGCATAGATTTGTGGCTTACCAAATTTAGATCCCCACGCATAATGATTAATAAAATCATCAAGAGTTTTACCTTGTATGATCTCCATATTTTGAGCAGGGGCTAGCCATAGTTCCGTAGGTGTGGCTCCATCTCTAATCTTTAAGAAAAAACTATTACCATAAAATTGCATACTTAAAGCTAATGTATAGAAGAATTCCCACTTATTTGAGTAGGGATTAATATAGTTTAGTAGATCAAGGGCTGGATGTTGTAAAATCTCAACTATCCCATTTTCAGCGGTAAGTGTTTTATATCTTAAATTGTCATGACATATTTCTTTTTCCCCGCGAAAATAATCTAATTTATACTTAGAGATAGGACAATTTTTAACTATGATCTTTTCTGTAGAGTTCTTAAATTTACTCTTTCTTTGTCCTTGTCTAGCGTATAACCTTAATCTTTGTGCTGCTATTACCTTAGCGACTACATCTCCAGAGAAATACTGATAACCGCCTAACTTCTGTAGAATAGCAATAGAATTATCCCTATTAAAATTAGAGAATGAAGAACTATTTTGTGTAGAATTTATACTACTCACAATATCATTACTACTCATACTCTTTAGTCCGTTGTATATTTTCTTTATTTTTTCAAACATTATTTTTTCCTATTAAATAAAATGATCTAGAGATAATTCTCCGCAGAGATCTTTATTAGCCATACATGCCATTGCTAGTGACACTACTGTATCATCAAATTGGACTTCTGAATTATTAGAGAATGATACATTTCCTGTTGGTGATATTTTTAACTCATAATTTTTTAATTCACTGATTAATATATCTTGGTTTAATGGTAAATGGACTTTCCCTTTTTGTATATATAGTGCTAGATTAGATATAAGTTCTTTCTTACTAGCTGATGTAAAATTATAAGGTTTTAGTCCAGGCATTTCAGCAGATAGTTCATCATAGTATACATCTCCTGCTGTTATCCCAGTAGTATCCATATAGCACTCATTATCTCCTACAACATTTTTAATTCTATCTCTTTGTAGTGTGTGATTATTTAAAAATATATCTATTACTCCTATCTCTCCTTCTTCATTAATACCTATGATACAACTCTTATCATGATATCTTCCTACATCTACTCCAAAATATTCAACATTTTCTATATCATCAACATTATAATCTCTAATACAATTATTTATATGTTGTATTCCGAATGGGTTTTTAAAATCATCTATAGGTTCACACTCATATAGACTAGCAAATTCCCAAGGAGCCATTCTTTTTTTTATTTTATCTATTCTTTCTTGTTGTAATATTCCTGTTTTAATAGCATCTTTATAGGTTATCTTATAATAACTACCTGGAATTTCTCCATTTTCAATTCTTCTGCAAAAAATAAAAAACCAATTATTTCTTGATAGGACATTACCGATCATACATATTCTGCCGTTAGTTTGAGTAGTAATACTCTCAACAGCGACAAAGACTTCTTTAGCACAACGACTTGCTTCATCTACAACTACAAAAATAGCTCTATTATTATAAATTCTATTAGTAGATTTTTTATCTTCTCCATTACCTATAAATTTAATATTCACTCCATTACAGAGATATATAACTGCTTGGCTACCACTTGTAGGCTCTTTAGTCATTAACTCTGTATCTTTTAAGAACTCTATTATATAATCATAACCTACTTTAGCTTGACTTATTACAGGTGCTATCCAAAATACAGTATCTCCTGGTTCCCCTTTTAAAGCTTCTTCAATTGCGAGAATAGCCATACAGGCAGTCTTCCCAGACTTTGTCCCACCCTCGATACAGATTAATTCAGCAGGATCATTAAGAATCTCTAACTGATGTTTTACTAGAAAGTTAGGTCGATTATAGATTATAGTTGCCATATATTATAAACTTATTCTTCTTTCTTTTTAAACTTGTCAGGAATATTAAGTTCTACATCTATTTTCCCTACCTTAATGTCTATTTTCTCTGCTTCTTTGCCTAGTGCCCTATCCAATAAATATTGGATACATCTAAAATCTCCTTTTTTAGAAGATGTTAATAATTTCTGGAAAACATCTTCTAATTCTCCACTATCTATACTCTTATCTAAAAACTTCTTGAATAAATTTGTCAATCTTATTTGAAAAGAATTTCTCGGTTTACCTGGGTTAGCGACTGCATAATTATTAAATCTATTAAATTTGCCCTGTAAAGATTTACCTGTAAGAATTTCAGCATTAGAGAATAATTCTCTCTCTTCTTCTGATATGGTTTCTATAAAAGATTCTGGATGAATCTGTTTATATACTGTTTCAGGATATTTTTCTTTAAAGATTTCTGGATCTAGCATATTTACAATTCCCTATATAGAGTATTTCCCTATACTCTCTTTCTATAATAAATAAAATTATCCTTTATTTATTTTAATCCTTATAGTTTATTAATTAGATACCCATATATTTTTAGTATATAATTACGAAACATAGCACCTATTATTATTCCTATTATTATTCCTATTAACATATCCATAGTTATTCCCTTTTATTTTTTACCGAAAATTAATAACTTTCTATTTTATCTACTGCATCTACAAATGGATTTACTTGTTCTTCTACAACAACTCCATATTCATCTATTTTATCTTTATAAATTGGTTCTTTAATTTTATTATACATAAGAATAAAAGGATTAGTTATATTTTCAGAAGAAGATAGGCCAAATAATGTTTCTTTATCTTGCCATCTTAATATCTCTGTAGTTATACTTTCTTTATTATTTCTTCTTGTATCTTCATCTTTATATAAGGATAATTTACAGATACATCTTCCCTCTAATATATTAAATTTAAAGCTTGTCACTTTCCAGTAGTTTCCAATTATTCCTGTATTTAATTCTTTTTCTAGTATTAGTGCCATTGTTATTCCTTTTTATTTAGCTAATATTGTTTTACTACCGATTGTATCACACTCATAATGTAACCCTACTGTAGCCACTAAGGCATCTCCATTATATACATCACCAGTAGCAGCTACTCGTTCAAGTGTAAATAAGAATTGATCTCCTATAAGTATTGCAGAACCATTATTCCCTTTCGTTGCCCCATCTATTACACCGAAATCAGATCTGTAACTTTTATATTGTGTGTCTATAGCTGTATCTGCTGTATCTATAGTTGTAACAGCATCAAGAGTAGTATCATCACGCATTAACACATAAGATATACGCCATTGTACATTATCTGTCCCAGATGGAGCTACTATACCTTCCCAGTGAATATGAAAAGTTATATCAGATCCTTCTTTGTAATCATGAGGGACTTCAAATGATCCTGAAACTTTTTCACCAATAGCAAATGCAAGTGTTGTTATCCCCGTATCTGCACCAGCTTCATCAAGAAAATTTTCTTCATCTGGCTGTGAAGATGATGGTCGAGATAAAGTAACTGCTCCAACATTCACGTCATTCCAAACCGTTGCTGAACCATTTAAAGATAAATCTCCTGTTGTAGATATTACAACTTTATTTGTACCATCACCAATATCAACTGGCATTAGCATCTCATATTTTGTTATAGC